CGGGATACCCGTTTGGATTGTGTGAATGACGGTTAAGTCTTAAGCAGACTGCCCCCGTTAAGGTCACGAACGTATCTTTATGTAATGCTTCAATTGCAATTTGTATACAGGGACCACGGAAAGTACAACTCTCCAATGGTGTATATAGTCATTAGACCATTAGTTTTAAAGCTAAGGGCCTCTCGCATACAGAAGGGGCCTAAGGCAATTTCTATTTATTACCTTGGCGTTTATCAGATTCTGTTCAGGGAACTTTCCACTAAGAAAGGAAAGGTACCTAAATCTAATCTAGATAACTTTACAAAAGGAACGGAGGCTCAAGCACGTGGTGTGCCTTCTTCTGGTTATATAGGGAAGACTAGGTTCGATTTACTAGTACCCTATTTCTCGAAATCTTTAGGTAAGAAATTCTCACCTGAAGAACTGAACACCTTCATCACTAAAACTGTGATAGCTCACGATAAATATATATTTAATCGTGGAGTCTTGGAAGGAACTGCTAAATGGAAGGCCATTACGGCTTATTCAACAGAACTTCTAGAAGGTAGAGAACCGGAGAACCCAGGTTGGGTTGCAACGGGACGAAAGGATAAGTGGCCAAAGTGCCTCACTCACCTTCGCCCTCTATTTCACTTCATAATCGATAATGTCGATAATGAGGCGGAACGAATAACTTGCATCCAAGCTAGGCGTCTTATGATTACTCTATTTAAACTAAATAGAGTATGTTCAGCGAATTCCACCCTCGACTCCTTAGTTAATCTGAGGAGACGGGTCAAACTCGATCCAGAATTGGTCTCGCGTTTTCGTGCATTTGCACAATTACGTCTGACTGAAGTCAGGGAGAGTATAACTCTAACTGATTTGAACTTCGACTTCTTCCTTGGTTCATCTAATGGACCTAACCTCAAACCAAAGCTTGAAACAGCTTTGGCGGAGGCAGTCGTTCTGGCGAAAGACGATACTTTGCATAGGGCCCTAAAGAATCTTTGTTATTTAACGAATAACAATGATTTCTATACTTTCTTCACGCAGTGCGTCAAGGAGCATAAAGGGGATACAAGTGACATCCTGTTAAGGAGACTCGCAAGTATACCCGATAAGGGGAATAAGAGTAGAGTAATCGCAATATGCGATTTCTGGACTCAATCTATGTTAAAGTCAGTAGAAGATAAATTAGTGAATATAACACACAATCTTTATAGCAAGAATTGTTGTTTCTATTCACACGGACAGGGTTGGGAAAATATCTTATCCCAGCCTGAAGGGTTGCATAAGAGACTAGTGTCATTAGACGCTGAGTCTTGGACTGACAACTTCCCGGCAACGTTTCAACACATAGTGATGAAAGCGCTGTTCGGACAGAAGTTCGCTGATTCATGGTATGAATTGGCGGTTTCCTGCCCGTGGTTCGTCAAACCTAACACTCCTGGTATTTACTTTGGTAAAGGCCAGGGGATGGGGACTAAAGCTAGTTTTGCCATTGCGCAACTTAGCGACCTATTGTTCATCGAATTCTCACTCAGAGAATTTTATGGTGACAATAGCGACCACTACTTTATGAAAGTAGGGGACGACCTCGTAATTGAAGACCCAGATCATAAAATGATCGACCGGTATCAATCAATAGGTGTGCCGATTAATTTATCCAAATCCAAGTTCTCAACTAAGTTTGGGAACTTCACTGAATTCGTATCGAGAAACTCGTTGAATAATATTGATTACTCAATAGTTTCTCCAGTACTCATTTCTAAATTTCTTAGGAATGACTATTATGGTCCTACTCTTTATAATCATATTAAAGAGCGGGATCCACTCCATCCAAGCTTCGAGGAATTGTTCACCTGGAAGCTTGATTACCTTCTTAGCCATGGTGGTAAGAAAGTAGAGGAGGAGAACCGATTGAAGACTGTTGTCAGACTGACAACAGTCATTGACATAATTTCAGGAGTGGAACTAATTCACACGCCATCGTTATGGGACGATATTCCTAATGAGAGGAGACTCCTCTTCATTGAGAATTTAATCCTATCTGTCTTAGGGGAACTAGTCCATAAATCTGTAATACAGTTTAAGGACCGGAACCTGAAAATTTCTGTTGCTAGGAACAAATTGCTCCTAGATCAATGGAAGCTAGACAGTAGTAGTCTGAGTCTTATAGGTTTCTTCCTTAAGAAGGAGCTTAACTTTGCTCAAGCTACATCCGCACAAACTTCACTGAAGATTGTGGAGGAGGCGAATAACAATTATCAGAAGGGCCTTGAAACACAGGTCCCTGATAGGCTTATTCTTACTGCTACGGATACGTTTGGTGAATTCCACATCGAACCTGAAACCTTAAAATTTATTTTCAAGGTTCAGGACAAGTTGTCCCAGGTGACTAATGGTTACAAAACCATAAGTCGGCTGAGTCTGCTTGATAAGAGTAACACCAAAACGGTGTTAAACTTATATCGATATTTAAACAGCTGTTACCGTGCCGAGGATAAAATCCTTGACATAGAAACAGGTCGATATCGCCTTCCTTACAAAAGGAAAGACGAGTACATTGACTTACCCTTTGATTTAACTCATCAGATGGCCAAACTGTTTAAATTTGACATTATGCTTGATCAAATATCAAACATAAGAAAAGGTACTATCACAAACTTGGTGATACAGCCTCAAGTTCCTAAGGACGGAACCCAGAGTACCACAAGTACGAAGGATCTTCCTCCGGCCAACGTAACTACACAGTAG